CCATCACGCCGAAGAACGGGGGTTACGACCCCGGCGTGCCGGCTGACCTGACCGAGCTAAACAAGTGGGACACCGAGGTGACCTACTCGATGGGCGCCGGCGAGGAGGCCGACGAGTTCTCGGCGACTGTGACCTTCCCCGAGGGCCTCTACACCTTCTCGGGCTCGGGCTCCCTGACCAACAACCAGGCGCAGTTCCAGCTCCGCTACCAGGCGCTCGACGGCTCGGGCACGCCGATCGGCAAGGTGGTCGTTCTGCCGGCCGAGGGCACGGTCACGCAGGCGAAGACCGGGGCCTTCGACGTGGAGTTCCGCCACCCCTTCATCGACCCGGCGACCTACACGGCGCCGGCGCAGGGCTTCTACTTGAAGCTCCAGGGGGTCAACGGCAGTGTGACCAAGGCCAGCCCCACGGGCATGACCGACCCGCAGGCTGAGAACGTCCAGTGGACGACCTCGGGCTGGGTCAAGCTCGACGTGGACAACCAGGACGCGACCCAGACCTACCACGTCTGGAACTTCTGGGACGGCGCCACCAACCGCGGCTTCAAGGTCTGGCTCCAATACATCAGCTCGGGCGCCGCCAAGAGCGTGCGGCTGTTCGTGCAGTACGGCACAGGCTCCGGTTCGGTCACGTCCGACTTCCCTGTCGAGTCGCTGACCGGTCCCTTCTTCGCCGTCCAGGAGTGGGTCGCCTCCGAGGTTGAGCGCTGGCACCACCTCGCCGTGACCTACGGCGGCTCGAGCGCGGGCGTCGCCGGCGCCGGCCGGCTCAAGTTTTACTGGGACGGGGCGCTAGTTCGGTCGCTCAAGGTCGAGAACGTGAACCACAGGCTCCCGACCGCGGGGACTGTGCGCGTCGGGTCGGAGACCAACGTGACCAACTTCGCGGACGCGGACTTCGACGTCTTCAAGCTGTTCCTGCGCGAGCTGACCGGCGCCGAGGTGCAGGTCCAGTACGCGGACGGCTCGGGCTTCACCGGCACGGGCAGCGAGCCCGACCTGCTGCTGTGCTGGCCGTTTGACACGTCCGGCGGCGGGACCACGGACGACCTCTCCCCGAACAACAACGACGGCACGCTAGTCACGGGCGCCGCGATCTCGGTCGGCACGGACTTCGGCGTGGCCCCCGGCAGCGCCGGCGGGACCTTCAAGCGCGGCCGGTACAAGGTCGAGATTCAGCGCCTTAACGCGGAGTCCACGTCCACCTTGAGCCGCAACGCCGCCGAATGGACGGCGATCCAGCTCGTGACCTGGGCAGACTTCCGCTACCCCGGCGTGGCCCTGGTCGGCATCCGCCAGAAGGCGACCGACCAGCTCCAGGGCGGGGCCCCGACCTACACCTTCGAGGTCAAGGGCCGCCGCGTGCCCGTGTGGGATGGGGCCTCGACGGCGACGCCGAGCGCGCCGCTGGCCTGGTCGCAGAACCCGGCCTGGATCGCTGCCGGAGTGCTCACGTCCGAGGAGGGCCTCGGCGACCGCTACGGCCTGGTGGACCTGAAGCTCGACGAGTTCGAGGCCTGGGCCGACTGGTGCGACGAGTACGTGCCGGACGGCCTCGAGGAGGTGGACGCCGCCGACCTGTCGAGCTGCACGCTCTCCTACTCGGGCGGCAACGTGACCGCCGCCCTGGTTGGCGTCGCCAGCGTGCCCGACAAGTGGAAGGCTGGCTACGCGGTCCGCTTTGAGGCGCTCAACGCCCAATACAACACGCCCGAGGGCACGGCCTACGTGCTCTCCTCGGTGGCCTACGTCTCGGCCACGCAGACGCTGACCATCGTGGCGCCGCTGCCCGCGGGCATGGCCGCGCCGACGACCTCGCCGGTTACGCCGACCACGGGCAAGATCCGGGGCGCCGAGCGGCGGATGCAGTGCGACATCGTCCTCGACCGCCGCAACGACGAGGCCGTGGACGTGCTGGAGCGGATCTTCTCCGCTGGCCGGGCGCAGCGGGTCGTCCAGGGCGGCCGGGTCGGGGTCTTCGTTGAGCGGCCGGCCTCGCCCGTGGCCTTGGTGACGCACGCCAGCGTCGTCGAGGGCAGCCTCGAAACCCTTTACACGGCGATCGACGAGCGCCCCAACGTGATCCAGGCCGAGATCCTGGACCGCGACGCGGGCTACACGGTCCAGCGCCTGGAGCTCGAGCACCCCGACGTGCAGGACCCGGCCAAGTTCGACGGCCGGCGGGTGCGCTCAATCAGCCTGGAGGGGGTGGTCCGCCGCTCCCAGGCCCTGCGCGAGATCAAGTACCAGCTCAACCTGTTCCACCTGGTGCGCCGGCAGGCGTCCTGGAAGCAGCCGGTCTTGGCGATCGCCCGCAAGCCCGGCGACGTGGTCATGGTCGCGCACGACGTGCCGCAGTGGGGCTACAGCGGCAAGCTGCGGGGCAGCTCGGCCACGCAGGCGGTCGCCTTGTCGAACTCGATCGAGCGGCCGCTCTGGATCAACGTCGGCTTCATCCAGGACTACACGAGCAACTGCGCCCTCTACCGGGGCAACCTGTTCACAGGCGCCCGCTTCTGGGTCTCCGAAACGGCCTCGGGACCGAAGAACCTGACCGACAACGGGCAGCCGAAGAACCTCGACCAGGATGCTATTCCTTTCAACCTGGCGAGCGGGCAGCGCCTGGCCACCGTGCTCTTCCGTGACGTGCTCACGTCGGGCTTCGACTCAGGCCCGCTGCCCGTTTACCGGGCCGGCAACTACATCGTGTCTTGGACCTCGGGCACGGCCACGCCGGAGGTCGGCTTCGACGCCTCGGGCCTGACGCAGGTGGGCCCAAGGAAGTGGCTGTTCACCGTCACGACGCCGAGCACGAGCGGCATCCACTTCGCTTTCACCTCTATCACGTCGAAGCCCGAGGGGCTGCGCCTCTACTACGAGGCGGACGAGCCGTGGATCGACTCTGATCCGTGGGCGCCGGACTTCGTTCAGTTCATGACGCCGTTCCGTGGTCTGCGCTGGATGGAGGCGCAGGACACGAACAAGAACACGGCCACGCAACCGATCCCGCCCAACTACCTGTTTTGGACGGTCCAGGGCCCGCCGATCGAGAAGATGTGCGACTTCTCGAACCGCTACGGCAAGGACCTGTGGACGTGCTGCCCTGTCAAGTACGGGGCCGCGGCGCAGCTCCAGTTCGCGATGCGGCACCGGTCAGCCCTGGCGTCGGAGCGGCGCTGGTGGTGCGAGTACGGCAACGAACACTGGAACGGCGGCGCCTTCGAGATCAGCGGCGCGTGGTACCTGGGGGCCCTGGTCCCGGCCGCGCACGTGTTCAGCACGGGCAACGACTTCCAGCCGCACCCGACGATTGGCGGGGCCTTCGTGATCGGCCCCGGGGCCATCGACCCGAACCCGTTCAAGGCCATGCGGATGCAGTCGGGCATCTTGAGCAACGCCTTCTTCACGCAGGTCGAGGCTGCTTGGAGCACGGCCCTGTCGCGGGTCACCAAGGTGTTCGGCGCCCAGTACGTGAGCACCGACAGCGTAGTGGACGGGGTCGCCAACTGCCCCAAGTGCGACGTTGTCGCCGGCGCCCCGTACAACCCGCCCTCGCCGCTTGACACCGACTTCAACCCGGCGACGAAGACCGTCAACCAGCTGTTCACCAACCTGGCAACTAAGTATTCGGAGATCGGAACTAGCATCTCCGACTTCGTCACGACCGTCACGGGGCTCGGGAAGACGGTGGCTTGGTACGAAGGCGGCCAGCAGGTCATCGCCACGGGCGGCGGCGTGACCACGATGATGGCCTTCCAGGCCGACCCGAGGATCAAAGACGAGATCCTCTGGATCTTGGCCGAGGCCGAGCAATACGCCCCGGGGAGCGTCTTCGCCTTCTACGCCGACGCCACGGCAGGCGGCCCCGAGGGGCAGTTCGGCGCCAAGCGCTGGCACGGGCAGCCGAACAACCTGGCGCCCAAGTATCAGGCGCTGCTCGAGTGGATCGGCGACACGGACCCGGGCACCCCTGGCGGCGGCCCCGGGCCGGGGGAAGCCGACTACACGGTCTTCCTCGACCGCGACGTGGTCATTCCCTCGGGCACCGTCTACATGGTGATCGAGGACCAGAGCACCAACGAGCACGCGCAGTTCACGGTCCAAAGCCCGGCGGGCGCCTACGTGGCCGGCGACGGCATCATGGTCCGTGGCACGGACGCCTGGGTGCCGGCGAAGGGCGACCAGTATTCACTGGGGAGCACGGGCAAGATCTACAAGCGCTTCCGCGTCGTGCGGACCTCGATCGACGGCGACAAGATGCAGGTCGATGTCGAGGCCGTCGAATACAACGAGGCCGTCTACTCGGACGACTTCGGCTCCCTGCCGCTGCCCGAGACCTCGCT